ATTGTGTCCAGTATTTAAAGTTCCTCTTGTGAAGAGAACAGAGTATGCGCCCTCTCTTGATAGAATTGATAATACAAAAGGATATATTCCTGAAAATATTGTTGTTGTGTCAAGAAAAGCAAATATTATGAAAAATAACGGTTCTGTTGAGGACTTACGAATGCTGGTAGAATATTATTCAAAGTTGAGTTGAGGAACCTCCCATCAATATATTTGTCACTAACCAATTTCCTGCTGAAAGTGCCGTCTGTCTTCCCGACAAACATATAGTGAAGATGCCTGTCGAAACCTGTCAACTATTGGCTATCGTAGCATCCAAGTGGTATCACAACTATGGTCCAGTTCATAAAGCAGATGGCAATCCTTATGCAACTGAAAAAGGTGCTTTTCGTAATCATCCTTGTACTCAGTGGGCAGCAAAAACAATCGACAATGCTTATTGGTTGATTAAGTGGGGAATGAATCTTTGTGATGAATATTCCGTCCGTTACGGTAAGACTCATTCGTGCTATAATACTCTTTTGGAAGCATATTATTTGTTTCCCAAAGGAAAACTGACAAATGTAACTCCATTTGCTCGTGCTATGCCCGATGAATGGAAATATGATAATTCAATTGATACTTTTGAGGCATACAAAAGATATATTGCATCTAAATCCTGGGTTGCATCCAATTATCTTCGTATGCCCGAACGCAAACCATCTTGGGTCTAAATTATGGCAAGTGATTTTCTTTTTGTGGAAAAATATCGTCCTCAAGTGATTGATGATTGTATTCTTCCCGATGAAACTAAAAAAACATTTAAGGAGTTCGTTGAGAAAGGAGAGATCCCAAATCTTCTTCTTGCTGGACCTCCTGGTATTGGTAAAACAACTATTGCAAAGGCACTATGTAATGAACTGGGGGCAGATTTTTATGTCATTAATGGATCCGACGAAGGACGTTTCTTGGATACTGTACGGAACCAGGCAAAAAACTTTGCTTCGACCGTTTCACTTACGGGATCTTCTAAACACAAAGTCATCATCATCGATGAGGCTGATAACACAGGAAACGACGTTCAACTCCTTCTACGGGCAAATATTGAGGCATTTTATAACAACTGCCGATTCATCTTCACCTGTAACTACAAAAACAAAATCATTGAACCCCTTCATTCTCGATGTGCAGTCATTGACTTTACTATCAAAGGAAAGCAAAAAGCACAACTTGCAGGATCATTTTTCAAGAGACTCCAAACGATTTTGGATCAGGAAAAGATTGAGTATGATCCAAAAGTTCTTGCGGAGTTGGTATCGAAACACTTCCCAGACTTCCGTAGAGTCCTCAATGAGTGTCAAAGATATTCTGCGGGAGGAAAAATTGACTCGGGAATTCTTGCATCTTTCTCAGACATCTCTGTAAATGAACTTCTTAAGAATCTTAAGGAAAAGAACTTCACTGAAGTACGTAAATGGGTTGTATCCAATCTTGATAATGACAGTGGTGTTATTCTTCGTAGGGTTTATGATGCACTTTACGACTCAGTTGTTCCAGGTTCTATTCCTGCTGCTGTTCTTATTATTGCTAAGTATCAATATCAGATTGCCTTTGTTGCGGATCAAGAAATTAATCTTTTGGCGGCATTGACTGAAATTATGTGTGAGGTTGAGTTTAAATGAGTATAAAAACTTTCCCGTTGAAAACTTGTCTTCGTTATCCTGGGGGCAAATCCAAAGCAACTAAAACCCTTGCTCCCTGGTATCCTGAAGATTTTAAGGAATACCGAGAACCTTTCATTGGAGGTGGATCCGTTGCCTTCTATACAACTCAAGCATATCCAGATGTACCAATTTGGATTAATGATTTGTATATTCCTCTTTATAATTTTTGGGTTCAACTTCGTGATAATGGTGAAGAACTTTCAGAGATTTTGAAAGAAATTAAAACTAAAGTTTCTGACTTTGGAACTCAGGATGAAAAAGATGCGGCACATAAAGAACTCTTCAATCAAACTAAAGTTGACATCAATGTCCAAGATGGTTTAGATAGGGCAGCAAGTTTTTTTATCTTAAACAAATGTAGTTTTTCTGGACTGACTGAAAACAGTACGTTTTCTCCAACTGCATCTCGTTCTAACTTTTCTTTTATTGGTATTGAGAAACTAAAACAATATTCAAAACTTATGAAAGATTGGAAGATTACAAATATTGATTATTCTGAGGTTATGAATGCTTCTGGAAAAGATGTTTTTGTGTTTTTAGATCCACCTTATGACATTAAAGATTTTCTCTATGGAAAAAATAGGGAGATGCACAAATCATTCGATCACGAACTTTTTGCTCAAAATGTTTATAAGTGTCCTCATAAGTTTATGATTACTTATAATGTAAATGATAGACTTTTGGAACTATATAAAGACTATCATCTACGTGAATGGAAGTTGAGATATTCAATGGCACACAGGGGAGAAAGGGGAACTGATGAAAATGTAAAAACAGAACTTTTAGTTACGAATTATCCCACAGAAAAAACTAATCCTTTGGAGATTGCTCTTTATGTCTGAACTCAAGGATTGGTTAAATTCAATTAACTTTACAAAAGAAGATCTCTCAGAAAATATTAAAGATTATTCTCCATATATTATCAATCGTTGTTTGTCTGGTCATATTGATTGCCTAATGTATGCAAATGAGATGAATATTGCACATTATCTTGATAAAGATATGCAATATTCATTTTATCTAAATAGTCTAAGGAAAAAGAAGAGATTTTCTCCCTGGCTCCGAAAGGATAAAGTCACAGACTTAGAATGTATAAAACAATACTATGGATATAGTAATGAAAAAGCATCACAAGCTCTGAAAATCCTGACAAAAGAACAAATCAACTTTATTAAACAACGACTTGACATTGGAGGATCAAAATGACTACTACGGTAGAACCTACTGTTAATTGGTCTCAAGACCAAATGGTGGAGGTAATTCTTAATGAACCTGATGACTTTCTGAAAGTCCGTGAGACTTTAACCCGCATCGGAGTTGCATCAAGAAAGGAGAAAAAACTTTATCAATCTTGTCATATTCTTCACAAGCAAGGTAGATATTATATTGTCCACTTTAAAGAATTGTTTGCTTTAGATGGTAAACACGCAAACCTTACTGTAAATGATGTTCAAAGACGTAATCGTATTGTTCGTCTTCTTGCTGATTGGGGATTGATTACTGTTGTTAAAGAAGATAGTGTTACTGATATTGCCCCTCTAAATCAAATCAAAGTTCTTGCTTATAAAGATAAGGGAGATTGGATTTTGGAGCAAAAGTATAATATCGGCAAGAAAGGTAAAGGGCAAGAAACCGAATAAAAAAGTGCGGGAAATAACATCCCGATTTTTTTATGATCTTGTATAATTAATAGTGGATGCCGTAAGGGTCCACACAACACAAACTCGCTTTTAAAGGAGCTACCATAATGACTAACCTTGTCCCATCACGATTTACTGCGTCGGATCTTCCTGCCCTGATGGATAGGATCACACGCAACAGCATTGGAATGGATGAATATTTTGATCGTATTTTTAGTCTTCACGAAACTTCAACAAACTATCCACCTTATAATCTTGTTCAAGTTAGTAATGTAGAATCACGACTTGAACTTGCACTTGCTGGATTTAAAAAAAAGGAAGTCTATGTCTACACTCAAGATGGTAAACTCTTCGTTGAAGGTCAGAAGGAAGATAAAGAAACGCAATCAAACTATCTCCACAAGGGTCTGGCTCAACGGTCATTTACACGTTCCTGGACGCTCTCTGATGATACGGAAGTTAGATCAGTTGATTTTGAGGATGGTCTTTTGACTATTACTCTTGGTAGAATTGTTCCTGATCACCATAAACGAAAAGATTATCTCTAAATAAAATAAAAAAATGAAAACTTTTCTCCAGTATCTTGAAGAATTAAAAATAATCGGATATAAGATGGCAAAACCTCATTTGGGGTTACCTAAAGGAAAAGCATATGCGAAGAGATCGTCTTCAAGTGCTGGTGGAAGTGGTGGTAATGGAAATGGGGACTAAATATAATTGAATATCGTCGGCGCTATGCCACGGGAGGTAACTGGCAAAATCCAGTTGACACCTCCCATTTTTATTGCTAGAATGACTGGAGGTATGGAGTAAAGATGACAATTAAACTTTTACTTTTAAAGTCAGGAGAGGATATTATCTCTGACATTAAAGAAATGGTTATTGGTGAAGATGAAGATCGTAGAGTGGTCGGATATTTTCTTAACAAACCGTGCTTAGTTAAGATGAGGGATCCAAGTCTTCTTGTTGAAGAAAGCACCGAAGAACAAAAGAAAGCAGCATATCAAGTTTCTCTCTATCCTTGGATGCCTCTCTCTAAAGACTCAGTTATTCCAGTTGCTGCTGATTGGGTAGTAACAATTGTAGAGCCTATTGTTAAACTTTCTGAAATGTACGTGGAGGACGTGTTATCTCGTGGAACAGAAAACGATCAAAATTCTAGCACTGCTGAACAATCAAATTCTGATAACTCAGATTGAAGAAGTTGGTGCTGATATTGGAGAACCCGATTGTAAACTTATTAATCCATTTGTGATAAAAAAGGAAAATGGATATGACCCAATATTAGAACCATTTCTTTGTGGTTATACAAAACAAAATACATTTATGATGAGTTCGGATAAGATTCTTACTCTTGCAGATCCGACACCAACCCTTCTTGAAAAATATGAGGATTTGATTAAAGAATGACACAAAGCTTTTATACTAATGTTCAATTGATTGGAAATCAATTTTTGGTTCGTGGAGTAGAGAATGGTAAAAGATTTGAAACGAGAGATGAGTTTTTTCCTACTCTCTTTGTAAAAACTAAAAGGGATTCTAAGTATAGAACATTAAGTGGTGAAGCAGTAGAACCAATTAATCCCGGAACTGTAAGGGATTGTCGTGAGTTTTATAAAAAATATGATGAAGTTGATGGATTTGAAATCTATGGAAATGATCGTTACATCTATCAATATATTTCAGAAAAATATCCAGAAGATGAAATCAAGTTTGATATCAGTAAAATCAAACTCGTAACTTTGGACATTGAGGTTGCTTCTGAGCAAGGATTCCCCGATGTTGAATCTTGTTCAGAAGAAATTCTTGCAATCACTATTCAGGATTATGCAACTAAAAAAATCATCACTTGGGGGTCTAAACCTTTTAAAAACACCCGCAGTGATGTAACATATCACCACTGTCCAAGTGAATATGAACTTTTAAACAACTTCATTCATTACTGGATGGTAGATGTTCCAGATGTAATTACTGGATGGAATATTCAGTTTTATGATATTCCTTATATCTGCAAAAGACTAAATCGTGTTCTTGGTGAAAAACTAATGAAACGAATGTCTAATTGGGGACTTGTGACTGAAGGTGAAGTTTTCATTAATGGAAGAAAACATACTACCTTTGATGTGGGTGGGTTGACTCAACTTGATTATCTTGATCTCTATAAGAAGTTTACTTATAAGGCACAGGAATCATATCGTCTTGACTACATTGCTGAAGTTGAACT